TATTGTTGACAGCCAGACCCGCAGCGGTGCGTTTCATAAATGTGCCGGGGGCGGTGGCAGCAACCGCCTTGCCTTCGATATTCAGTGGCTTATGGTTTGATCCATCGGCAGGACCGACGAAGATGACACGCTTTCCAATTGCAGACATGTCCAGCCCTCCTATTCAGGCATTTCGGTTGCAATGGTAGATTCACCACTGTCACCGCTGTTGATGGTCATCGGAATGCCGTGAGCATTGCCACAGTTCGCCGACATCTCGCGCAGCTTGTCGATCGGAATCAGCTTGGCTGTTTCCTCATCGATGGCAGGATATTTGTCGCTGTTGGCGATAATCGCCACCAGATCGGCATGATCCTTGTCCGTTTGCGCGTTCATTTGAGCCTTCAGGCCAGCCAGTTCTTTAGTGACAGGCTTCAGAGCATTAGCAACGACGTCGGCAAGGTCTGCCGCATTGTCATTACCAGCGCCATCGCCGTCATCTTCAGACTGGTTTGCTTGAAGCTCGTTGTATTGAGCCAACAGGTCAGCGTCAGAAACATCAGCGTTAACTGTGATTCCTGCGGCTGCCAAGGCTTTCAACATCAAGTCCTTCATTGCATCACCTTTTTCTGAGTTTACTTTTGGTGTAAATGTCACATTTCGCTCAACAGTAAGCGGAATGCCGACAATTGTGACACGGTTGGTGGTTTCGTCAACCGTGAACGGCACAGTGAAGAATTCTTCACCGGACGTGAAAATAACAAAATCAGCGAACAGTTCTTCAATCCAGTCGAATCGAATTGAGGCTCTGTGAAGTGCATCATGAACGGCGTTGTGAAAATCAGTGATCGACATGCCGTGTTCGTCATTGGATCGCATGTCGCGTGGTTCGCGTTTGTTGGCCTGAGGTATGGCAGCCAGATCGTCAGCGTTCAGCGTGAACCGATCGACTTTGCATTCATTGCCGTCGCGGTTGACCGCCATGCCTACACCCTGGTCAGGCTGTGCAGCGCCAACACTGTCAAGCAAGATGGCATCATGGTCAAAGAACATGTCACGGGCAATGGCTGTGAATTCTTGGCCCGCCTCGTTGGTCTGAACGCCGTCAGTTTCTTCAACGCTGACGAACACACCGACTGACGTGTGGACCGGCCGCGGGTCGTCACTGGTTTCCAATTCGTTGATGCGGTCCAGCAGTCGGCGACCGCGATCTGATTTTAATGCTTCCTGAACGTTGATGAACTTTTCAATGTGGACCCGGCCATTGTCACGGCTGACATTGACGTTGAAGGCGCCGGCATGGAAGTTGTGGATCGCTTCGGGGTCACTGGCGCTAACGAAGTTGCCATCACTGTCGGTCGGATGCTCAACAGGGGCAAGGGTGCGCTCAAGTGTCGAGAAGCCGGCTTCAATTTCTTCGGCGGGGTACAGAAGGCCGTTCATCACGATATTGTCGGGCAATGTAAAGGAACTGATGATGACGTGTTCAACACCTTTGATGCTTTCGCGACGAACCGCGTCACGATTGACGACCGTGGCGCATTGAATCATCACGCGGTTAGGCGTGGTGGCCCGGTTGTGCTTCATACGGTACTTTTTGCGCATGGCTGATTTATAACCCCGTTTCGTCTATTTGGCAACTATATCACTGTTCTTCAAAGAACTCATCACCCTGGTTTTTAATCTCTTTCTGCAGCGCCTGATCAACCACCTTGCCACCGCGGTCGATCAGAACCGAGCGGGTTGAGCAAAGGCAGTTGATTCTGTTAGATCCGCTGTTCCACCACTTCAACTGCTGATCGGGCGTGTAAGCACTGCTGTGCCTTTTGGCGTGAACCCTACGGGTTGTCGGTATCAACGCCGAGATATGCAGCACACCAGCCCGCAACCCTGACCGTTCAGCGGCAGTCTTCGCAGCTTCAAGCCTTGCGTCGTTGTATGCCCTATTGATCTCAGTGTCGGCAATCCGCTTGGCGTTGGATCTCGATACATCGAACCGCTTGGTGATCCGCTTCCGGATCTGGCTGGGAGTCTCGCCTGCATCAATGCCTAGGTTGATCTGTTGAATGACCTGATCGGCGGTGCTACTGCTCAGTGATTTGATCAGCCCATAGTTCCGGACCACGACCACACGCAGGCGCTGCAGGTACTCAGGCGACAGCAGTATGTCAGCCGGATCGGTGATCAGCAGCGGCAGCCCGCCGACGCCGGTGACGCCCGCAGCAATAGCCTGCGCGATCAACTGGTTGAAGTCCCTGATTTCTTCAAGCGTTCCCTGGCGATAAGGCAGTTCAATCAGCGGTTCGTACCACCAGCCCGGCGGCGGTACCAGCCCGGCAACGTCAAGCGCTCGATCAATGGCTTCACGGATGTCGATCTGCAGCGCGATGGCTCCGGTGGTTGGCAGGTCGTATGCGTAGATGGTTTCGGTTTCGGCGTTGGGTAATATCACCTGCTGACGGCGCGTGCGGGGAATGGCTCGAAACAGGGCTTTGACTTCGCGTTCGGCAATCGTCAGCCTGTTCTGCAGCTTGCGGGTGGCGCGGTCGCGGTTGCGGGCTTGGCCGGTTGGGTCTGTGGGGGTGGCCATTATTTAAACCGAGACAGCAACTTCATCATCTTTGACCCGCCATCAACAACTCCCTTGATGATTAGCTTCTGACGGTACTGTTCACGGCGGCGACTAATAGCCTTCCAATCGCGTTTAGATCCGCAGCTAGGCATCATTCACCACCTTTCTGGTCGCTCTATACAATAAGTCATTCAGGTCAGAATTATCAACTCTAGACCACTTCACCCCTTCTGTTCGATACCCGCAGTCGGAACAAGTGCCGGCACTGCAGATGTCGTTGACCATGCCGCTGTCATACTTCATGCGCCAATGGATACCGCGTGAACACTGGGTTAATCGTCTGAGCCATTTAAACATCATCACCCCCGTCAATATCCTCATCTTCATCCTCAGGCAACGTCTCATCACCAGGCGGCAACTCATCCTCAGGATCAAAACCAGCAGCCTCCCTGATCTCGTCAGCCTCAAACACAGCCGATCCGCCCGACTTGAACTGCTTTTCGTTGGTTGATGCCATCCGCTCAGCGTTGGTGAGTTTTTCGTCATCGCTCAACGTCAGCAGGTCATCCCATTCAACGGTGAACTCCGACGCAGGCAGGATGCCCCATTTGATCAACCAGTCGAGTACATCGGTGACCATCTCAGTCATGAAGTTTTCGCGGCGGCTGTTGACCATCGACATATGCTGACGGCCATCCTCTGACGATGCAAGGCGGCCGGTCTGCTGACCGATTATGATGGTGGCGGGCTCTTTTGCTGCGGCGGCCACGTCGTTCAAAGCATTCATGAAGTGGTTCTTCGGATCACCCAGGTCGCTGCTCATCACATTCGGGTCAAGGCCTGGCGACATGAACGATCGCCGCATTCTGTTGCGCGTGAAGTCGTCAAACTGGTCATTGAATGCAGCAAGTTGCTTCTCGTTGGTCGCAGCTGAAGCACCATCCTTCAGGCTGAACACCACCGACTGTGCGGCGTTGCGGTAAAACCCTTCGCCACCGGCGCCGATGATCTTGCGTAGGTCCATCAGTGAGTTGAACGGTGCTTCAAGGCTGCTGACGCCCTGAATGCTGCCGTTGTCGCTATCCTCAGCGGCAATGATGATGCGGGACGGGTGGATGCTAAAGCTGTCCCTGATCTTCTCGTTCCGGTTGCCCGCCGACCCGCCGTTGAACTGGTACATGGTCGGCTGACCATAGTCGTCAGCAGTCGGGTCGTTTTCGGTTTCCAGAACCGTCAATTGCCCTTCATACAGCGGAATCATCTGAACTAGGGCGCCGGCACCACCGAACTTCCCTTCAATCGGCTGACTGGGTGGCTTGCCGTCACGGACCCGCATGAATAGACCGGCATAGCGACCGACCCGCTGGCGGTTGTCTAGACCCTTCACCCGCTTCCACAAGTGCTGATCTTTAATCATGCGTTCAAGCTCGCCATTGAACTGTTCAGAGCCTTCAACAATCGGCGGCGTCATCCATCCAGTCTCAACCGGCAGATCAGCAACGTTTTTGGCTATGCCGAAACGCCTGTACATGTTCCAGAACTGAGCGAAGGTGATGGTCTGTGGATAACCGAAGTCGAGAAACACGTTGTGCATCGTGTCCGCGAAGTCATAGCCGCCGCTGATGGCCCCGGCAATTCGCCCGCGCAGGCTCGACGGATCCGCTGAGACGCTGTTGTTTTCTAGCTGCTTGAATACCGCGGTTATCTCGGCTTCGACTTCGGCCTTGACCTGCTCTGCAACCGTCGGCTGTTTATTTCTTTTGAACCACGCCATCAGGCAGCCCCTTTATGATCTAGTTTCATAAGTCACAACTCCGACTCTGCGCACACAGTGTACATCGTAGCGGCCACCCAGCGCCCTCTTTTGTCCGCAATAAACGCTAGCAACCTGTAGTATTTTGCAGTATGAGAATTCATTGGTTAATATAACCCGTTGATGTTAATCGATACAGGACGATGATTATGGACTATTTAGCCCTCTTGCCGTTTTGCAATACTGATTACCAAGCCGATCTAATCAATGCCTGCCATGAAACTGGTAGCCCTTTCAGGGCTGCAACCAAACTCGGTCGCCATAAATCCAACGCCATGACTGCCATCAGAAAGATCAAAGTCCGTGCAGCTGCAGCCGGCATCGCTCCTGAAGCAGATATGACCAAAATAGCAGCAGAAGGTTTCGCCGTCAAAGGCGTGTCCACCTTATACAACAAGGACGGCGAGCTAACTGCGCAATGGGTCAAGACCAGCGCCGACGATCTGCGGCGGCAGGAAATGTTCGAGGCTTATGTCGAAGGACTAAAGGAGGATCTGCCGAAATACGCTGCTGTAGCGGCACCAAAAGCCAGCAATAAGGATTTGTTATGCCAGTACACAATCACTGACTACCACCTCGGCATGTATGCGTGGGGCGAGGAGAGCGGCGAAGACTGGGATCTGAAAAAGGCTGAGCATTTGCTGACTGCTTGGTTCGAAACGGCAATCGATTTATCACCTGACGCAGAGATAGGGCTGCTCGCACAGCTTGGCGACTTCCTGCACTGGGATGGGATGGACGCGGTTACTCCCTCTCACGGCAACCTGCTGGACGCTGATACCCGTTTCCAGAAGGTGATACGGTGCTGCATACGTGTAATCAGGCGAATCATTGCTTTGATGCTGGCCAAGCACCAAAAGGTCCATGTGGTCATGGCCACCGGCAACCACGATCTAGCATCAAGCGCCTGGCTGCGCGAGCTATTGGCCGCAATGTACGATGATGAGCCGAGAATCACCGTTGACACATCGCCTGACGTTTATTACTGCATCCAGCACGGCAAGACGTCGCTGTTTTACCATCACGGGCACAAGCGCAAGCTGGGCAACCTAGCGGAAGTTTTCGCTGCGAAGTTCAAGAAGCAACTGCTAAGCGCGGATCATGCCTACGGGCACATCGGGCACCTTCATCACAACGCGGTTGCTGAGTCTTCATTGATGACCATCGAGCAGCACAGGACGCTAGCGCCCAAGGATGCTTTTGCGTCGTCTGGTGGGTATATGAGCGGCAGAGATGCCAAGGTGATCACGTATCACAAGGAGTTTGGAGAAGTGTCGCGGCTTACGGTATCGCCTGGCATGGTGGTTGGTTAGGCGCCCGAAATCTCAATACCACGTTTATCTGCGATATGCCTAGCCCGATCCTCGGTGCAGGCTTCAATAACCGCCACGCCGTCAACCTCTACGACCCAGGCGCCTGAGTCGGTTTGTCTTATGATTGCTTGCTGATCACTCATTTAGAGTGTCAGACCAATCAGGAACGTGGCGTCAGTGCCGGTGGCCAATACTCGCCGCGTATCCATCGGCAGAACGGTTCCGGCCGGAACAGCTTTGAATGTCAGGGTGGTGCCCTGTTCGGTGATCAGCTTGACGTCACCGGTTACCCCGACGTAGATGCCGGCGGCATTAACAGCCAAATCATCATCGTTGCTGGGTGTGATGTCGAAGCCATCGCCCGCACGGAAAGAAAGAATATTGGTCATTGGTTCGCTCCTGTTGGATACGCCGATATTATCAGCCGTTGGCGGCTAAAGCCAATCAAGCATTCGCAAGCAGCGCCATCTCAAGCATTTCGCCAAAGTCATCACCGCCGCTCAATTCCGTCAGCGCATAAACCGCAGCGTCAATCCTGTTGGGTGAATCCTTTGTGTTGAACGGCACCCACTCCATCATCTCGCTTTCAAGATCACCGACGCCTTCGGAGTGGCTAACCAGGCCCTGCTCATACAACGCGACGATAGGCTCAGCACGCAATGCTTTGCCCTTCTTGGCATGGATCTTAATCAGCCTACCCTTGAAGCCATTCAGCCGCAGCACGTTCTCTACTAGGTCGCCACCCTGGTTGGTCTCGACAATGATGGCGTCGGCTTGATGTTCGTTGTAAGCGTTAATCACCCGCACTGCCCACGTCTGAGTGCTGGCCTTGATGGTATAGTCAGCATCAACGTTGTAATCGTTACCGAACCGGCTGGCGACCACGATGCCCGTCTCGTCGCTGTTCTCGTTGTTGGTCACGGCAGGGTCAACAGCAAGGACCGTGCGTTCAGGGTGTTCAGTGAACGTCTTGAGCTGCGCTGCAATGATCATCTCGTAATCCCACAGAGCGCCATCCACATCAAGTGTGAATTTGCCAGACATGAACCGGTCGCGCTGTTTCTGCGGCAGCCTGTCAAGGATTTCCATGTATCCAGGTGGAAGGTTGTCGGTGTTATCGACGGGATTCATCACTAGGAAGGGGATGGGGTTGATCAACGGCTTCAGGTCGTCAGGGTTGCGTCCTTCAACGAAATATAGATAGGTCCAGTGCTTCTTGGTCGGTGGGTTGAAGTCGTACCACATGCGCAACTTGAGGCCGCTGTTTTCGGCCAGCCGTGTCTGAAGCATGGTCACTGCGTCATAGCCGATCTGGGATGATTCATTCAAATAAATCGTTGAGTATTCGTTGCCGAGTATCTTCTCGACCCGCTCCTTGTCGTCTACGCCGCCGAACCATATCTCTGACCCATTGGCCAGAGTGATAAACCAATCGGTCTTGTTGTAGCTAACCTGCAGCCCCGGGAAACAGATTGACAGGACTTTCGGGAGGGTGTCATACCAGATCGATGTCTTGACGTGATTGAAGCGGAAACGGGCAATCAGGTGGCGGCTCTTGGTCTTGGCCGCCCTGATCAGTATTGATCGGATGATGATGAACGTCTTGCCTGACCGAGAGCCGCCGAACAGGGCCGCCTCCTGGCTGCTGGCGAGCATGATTGTGGCTTCTTTCTGCTTGGGAGTGCGCTTGAATGGGGTGGTCGTGGTCATTGGTTAACACCCCGACCAATAACCAACTCCGAAAGTAATAATTGCCACGAAAACAAGGATGATAGACCTAATTAAATCAGCACTCACAATCCATCCTCGTCAGCGGCAATAATCACGCCGACCTGGCCGCTGTGTTCGACCAGATCTTTAAACGCCCCAACAGCCGCTAGCTTGCCCATCATTTCCAGGTTCTTGGTCTTGTCCGGCCACTTGATCTTTTTTAGCATGCCGATCACTTGGCGGTCATTGCCGCGACCTTCTTCGATCTCAGCAACCTCAAACGAACTGACGTACTGCCGCCAGATCATGGGCCACTTATCCACAGGCATGATCGACCCATCTGCTGCAATGATGTCAGCGACGTCCATGCGGTCGATATCAGCGATGCGCTTCATGACATAGGCGGCATCAATTTGAAACGTGTCAGCGGCTTCCTGTGCGACCTGAGCGGACAGCTCCGTGATCATTAGCTGAATCTTAGGGTGATCATGAAGTTTCGAAGCATTGACACTGATAACTTCAGGCTTGGCTTTACTGGTAGGAAATGCATTGCGCCACGCCTTCGACTTCTTGCCGTAAAGCACAAAGCTTTCGGCGTATCGGGTTGCTTCATGATCGGTTGGGTTCGATTGGCTCATATGGTGAGTATACCGCTGAACAGAGTGGTTGTAATCAGACCATGTCGGACTGTTGTTTTTCCCAGTATCCCGACATTGTCTTGCTGGTCCGGTGAACCCATAGCGATCCGTCTTCGGCAACCTTGGTTTGGAATTTAGTGTCGATGCGCCAAGACACATGGAACAAAGCCGCTCGGTATTGCTGAATAGTTTTGCCTAGCAAACTGACAGATTTGCTGTCTCCTGGTTGCATGTTCTCAACTTGGTTTTTCACCTTCCAAGCATAAGTTCCTTTGCGGCACTTTTTCGAGAGTGTATCAAATGGGTTCATGTGACCTCCTTCTATGTTCGATATGTTATGTATTTTCGCTCAAAAAAGCAACAAATCAGACAAATGCAGCCGATACCCGCTGAAACCCGCATGGTTGCTAGGCCGGGTATCGCCGAGACCCGTTTGCTACCCGCCGATACTTTTCCCGATACCTCTCAAAGCCGCATAAACAGTGACTCTCCCTTATATATATCTATAAGGTAACGATTTATATAATATATAGACACCTTTAAGAGACTCTCTCATAGAGGATATATGTGTTTCTCTCCTTATATGTGTCATTATTTTGGAATACCCCGCTACTTTGATACCTCGTTGTTTCTGTTGACGTTTTCAGGTATCACGCCGATACTTTCTGAAATCCTGCTACCTTTTCAGGCAGATAAAAGTCACTTATTCGCATACATCAATTATCGGTGTTTAATTTAGCAACGATGCGTTTTTGCCTGTGGATAACTTTCGCCCACAAAAAAGCCCCGTGGAGGGGCTGGTTGATAACACCGAAGCGTCCTATCTCTTTGAACAATACGGGGCAGGGCCGCCGGTTTTCTTCGCCCCGGGTTTTACGGTGGTTTTATCGCCTCCCGTCATGGTCTTTTTGGGTTCGACCTGGTTCTCATCAATCCAAAACGTCAAGTCTTTATCTCCTTTCTGCTTCGGTGTGACGCAAATTCTGGAGCAGCCATTCAGGTACACGGCTCGTCCAACAACTGTGCCTTCCAGTCCTCGCACCGGGTCCTTTACTACCTGCCCCAGCTTCACTAATTCCGGCGGGATACCTGCCGGCTCCATTACCGGATCGCCCTCTAAAACGCGCAATTGAGGCTCGTCAAACATGTCGCTCTCAGGTTTCTTGCCGTCCTTGTCGATCCTTGGTTGAACGCTGTAGCGATCACAACCGTGCAGGAAAGTGACATAATGGTCAGTCACCCCAGTGAACCCAGTTACTTTGTCTTCTACTAATACGCCTAATGGTATTTTTTGCATGATTTTTTCCTTTTTTCGTGGTTGGTTTTCTCGTGGTTGTTACGTTTAGCTGCCAATAGCTGCAACGATGAAGTAAAGCCCTGCAATCAACTCCCCAATACCGAAAACGAATATACCCGGGTGCTTGATCCGCAATCCTCGGCCAAGAGAATCCCCGGCGAACACCAGCGCTGTGATGCCAAATGTGAGGTTGATTAACATGGTCAATTTCCCGTGGTTACAAGTTCCGATCGGCTGGATGCTGCCGGGTGTCTGGGTTCATCCGCCCAACCGCTTCATGCATCGCTTAAATATCGAAGGATCAGCTCTGCCGACAGTATAAAAATGCTCCCGCTCAACGGTACAGCTCCAGCGCATATCGCCCATTCTTGAAACCAATACAAATGGATCAAGGCTGACAACCACCGCGCCCGCATAATAAGAGCAACCGCTCACCAGCCTATGTTCATCATTGATCGGCACAACCTCATCGCCTATGGACATCGGCTGGGCATGCAACATCGCTTCGACAGGATCCACTGAACGCCAACCAATATCGTCGCGCTTCTTCACAAAGTCATCAAATCCAATTGTTGCCTCTTGAGACTCGCAGCACTGCTGGTTATCACAATAGACCTCGTTGTTCATAACGAAGAACATGTCATCGGTATTTTCAAGAATTTCGCCGTTATCTTTTTTGTAGAATTCAATCTGGTTCATTGGTTCGCCTCGTTATTCAGTTTCACATTCACATTCATCCACCGGCACCCCGCACGACTCACAGCAATCGCAGTCATCGAAATCCTGGCCGCAGTGTTCGCACGGTGGCGCCTGATAGTGAGGGCTGCGCGGGTCGTGGTCGTAACTGCGGATGTCGTCGGGATAGTTCATCGCGGGGTGCCTTGTTAACCAGCCCCGTGAAGGGCTGGGTGTTTGGGTGATTAACCTTCGTCGTCTTAGTCAGGCTCAAGGTCTTTTATGAACTGGTCTTCTGCCGGCAAATCATCAAGACTGTATGTTTTGACCAGCTTCACTGGTTGGTAACCGTCATTCTTTTCAAGACTTTCATCGCCTGAACAGAACCGCCCTTCGGTGACAGGCTCTTTGTTGAAGCCTTGATACACTTCAAGAACGCCATCATCTAAGTCGACAACATAGGCATATTCACAAAACAGCGAATCACCAGCAAAAGCAGTTCTGTTTTTGATGATCATTTCATCATCTTTTGAACCGGCAATTACAGCAAGTATTTCGCCGCCGATGTCGCGGCTGATGTAAGTGCTGAACCAGCGCTTCTGTTCTTCAGTCCGGTTGTCCGGTTCGTTCGACCATTCTGGCGCCGCTTTCTGATACGCTTCAAGCATTTCCTTGTCAACGCCTTCCGGATCCATAAAACGAACACGATCAAGCGCGTTTTTCAGTTTCTCAATGTTTTCCTGAGTACTGATGAAGTTCAGAATCGTTACCCCCTGGCCTGACGGATATCCGTCCCATTGACCGTATTGCGCGATTTTGAACTCACCGTTCATGACGACGGCTGTCAGATTTCTAGTTCCCATTGCTGTATACCTTTCTCGTGGGTTGTTTGTATCTACGGATAATAATTTAGCACCCTTGTTCAGTTTGTGCAACTATCCTGACAAATAATCCAACATCAGCTATACACCAAACGACCCTTGAACATCAATTGCCTGATCCAGCACAGCGGCCTTCGATCAGATCTGAACTCAACCCTTTGGCCGTCGTTCAATATCACATAAAAGTGCGGGAACAATCCGCCCGGGCCTCTACCTGCGAAGGTGGCGCGCATGCTGGAATGCTGGTGAGTGGTCCGGAATGCTAGCGCTACAATTAGACAATTGCTGATCATGTAGATATCTCAGGCAAAAAAAAGACCGCCCCCAGATAACCAAGGACGGCCAACACTCTCCCCACGAGAATTCTTTTCTGTTTCCGTTATTCAGCAAACACGCTGATCGGTATCGATATGCCACGCGACTTTATGCCTGGTGAAAAATGCTGATGATCTGCTTTTGTTGCCCCTTCAATTTCTGACAGCGTTCGCGACCAGCTAGACTCCCAAGGACTGCCCGACAGTATTACCGATAGAGTACCGCAATTATTGGCAATAATCACCTGATCGCCCTCCTGCTTCATGCCGTTGCGGCGCAGTTCTTTCCTGCAATCCGCAGCCATGCCGGTCAGCGGATCCGCCATATCGACCCGGGCCGCGATCAATATGGCCTCGCCTATGGTGATGTCAACGCGCTGACGCTCGTCATTGATGATCTGCACCCGCTTGGTCGCTATCTTCTCGATCAGCCGCTCTGGGTCAGATTTGGCGGCCACAATAGTGTGATCGGTCCAGTCGAACCGCTCGATCCATTCGCGCGCCTGTTCAGTGGTGATCACGTTGGTCGAATAACACAGATACGTCCCGGCCAGCATGGTCCCGACTTGATCCGCGATACGCCGTGATTTGAACACGGTGGTCGCAGCCCGAACGAATACCTCAATATTCTGTTTGATCGTACTCATGTGGGTGATTGAACGGCTGATCATCTGGTTTGCGAAATCCTCAGTGATCAGGCTCTTGATGTCGTTTTCTAGCTGGCCCCAATATTCATCGTTTTTCGATGTATCGCGCTGCAGGATGAGCTTGGTGATTCTGGCTTCATCGGCCAGGTATTTCACGGTCGTGTTGATCGAACTGAAACAGAACGCCGACCTGGCTGAAAACTCCATCGATCGGCCGCCGGTGGTGCCCTTGATGATCTTGCCGCCGGAACTCGACACCCGGGCGAAATCCAATATTCCCTGCATGCGCTTCATACTGGCTTCGTCTTCGGCTTCAGCTTCATCAAACAGGATCGGCCGGGCGTCGTTACCCAGCATCTGACGAATACCGGCTTCAGTCGTCTTGCCTTCGACGGTCACGCCAATGCCGCCCAGCATCACACCAACGATGTCATTCAGGACGGTTGACTTGCCCGCGCCGGACGGGCCGGTTACCCAGATGTGCGGGCGCCAGCGTAGCATTCCACACAACGGCGCAATGACACACCAGCCAGCCAGCAACGCGCCTGACAGCTTCCGGTCCCAGGATAGCCGCTCAGTGATTTTAACCAGATGATTTGCCTGCGCGTTGGTCGCCGGCGTCGTAAACTCGACCTTCATGCCAAGTTCGCGCGGATAAATGTTTTTGCTGTCCACTTCTTCAGGCAGCGTCGGTTTGCCATCGATGTAAATGCAGTCGCCTACGTGCAGAATGTTCCTGTCGTTGTCGATCCAAGCGCCCCGGCCTCTGATCCGCGACAGATCAAAAACGCCTTCCTTATATGCCTGCTGAATAATGCCGTTAACGTGCATTTCCCAGTGCTGCGACTTGAGATCCTCGTCTGGACCCAGGCCGGCAAAGTTGCGCCAGTGTTCTGTCGGCGCCAGCGTCATCAGGTTGGCTTTTTGGGCCAGTGCCGGCGCGGTCATGGCTTTGATCTGCTGCGAACCGTGCGGCAAGAAATAAAACTGATCAGCGCTGTATCCTAGAATCTGGTAAGGGGCGCCCATGTCGCGCGGCTGGTCTTTCTGTTTGGCTGGTGCCTGGGGCTGCTCATTGAAATATTCATCCTGACCTTGATAATCAGGTTCCTCCTGATCAGGGTAAACAGGCTGATCAGGTTCCGGCTGTGGCAGACTGCCTATTCTTGATTTCGCCCAGTCAATGAACGCGTCGGCCGACCGCCATACCTCGTCGGCAACATCCCATCCTTTCGGTCGCGTGTCTTCGGGGATGACCACTTTGATCGATTCGGCACCAACAGTGATAAGTTGTTGCATGACATCGGCCGCGGCGTCAAAGCCGGGTTCATCGGCATCGGGGATGATAATCACGCGACGGCCGTTCAGAGGTGTCCAGTCAGTCGCGTTGATCCGCTTGGTGCCGCCGGACCAGCTGACGACGGTTAACATCTGGCCAACAGTGTCTTGGAGATACTGGGTTGCCTTCTCTCCCTCGACAACAATGACTTGATGGCCAGCGTTGCCAATCAGGCCCGTCAAGTTATACAGCGGCCGGGCCGTTTCGCTCATGGCATACATGACCCAGCCTTCACCCCCATCCCATCGGCACCACCGGAGGCAAGGCGTGATTTTCTTGCCGTCGATATCAAACCGGATGACGATCGCAACCAAATTGCCGGCGGCGTCCCGGTATGGCCAAACATGCGATGGCTTGAACTTGCTGGTCTTGTGATCGCGCTTGGGATTAATAGTCTGGATCTGCTGGCCGGGTTTCGGAATAGCAACATCGGGCGCCAGGGTTGTCGGTTTGTATCGCTCGTATGGATCAATGCGTTCAACCTTGCGCTGCGGTATATCGTCAGCAGTGATATCTAGGCGGCCAGCGATGACCTCGCAAGCATCACGGAACGACGCACCGGTGAATTCCTGAACAAAATCGATCGAATCACCGGTGGCGCCACAACCAAAACAATAATAGAAATCTTTCTGCGGAATCACCCTGAACGACGGGGTTTTTTCTTTGTGGAAAGGGCAGCAGGCTTCAAACTCGGTACCGTTTTGCTTCAGATCGACATATCCGCCTATCACATCGTCAATACTGCGGCTGTTTTTAACCGCGTCGGCATCAATCTTTTTGCTCATAATTTCTCACCGTGGGGGTGGGGGTGCGTGGGTGTCACCGCGGGGGCGCGGGTTGATAACCTTAACCCGTATTAATGCATTTTCTCAATAGAAAGTTTTCTAAGAGACGAGCGCTTGCCCGAA